GATCGAGCGCGTTGGACACGCCGAAGTTGCCGAGCACGCGCGTCGCCACTTGCGACAGGTCGCGCGTAAAGGTGATGCCGGCCAGCGACGGATGCACGGCGTTGACGATCGTCGGCGGCGTCAGCGCGGTGTTCTCGAAGAACAGATGCACGACCTTCGCGAAGTCGCAGAGGAAGTCGCCGCCGACGCGCTTGGCGAGCTGCGTGAACGCGGACGACAGGATCTGTTCGGTGAACGTGATCTGGTCGAGGATCTCCGCGCCGATGTCGGGGTCCACGCGCAACGTGTAGCCGGCGGGCGCGTAGGTCAGCAGGCTCGCGGCAATCGCGGCCACGGACGCGCTGGTGTAGTTGCCCGAGACTTTCCGCCGGTCGAGCGCCCACGTGTAGTCGATGCACGCCACGTCGTACAGCATGTTCGCGGCGACCGGCTTGTCGCCGACGTAGCGGTGCCGCGTCGACAGAATCGTGCCGCCGAACTCGCGCCGCTGGTTGTTCTTCGAGCCCAGCGTCACCACCACGTCGCTGCCTTCGACGGGCACCCAGCCGCGCGCGGTGAACTGCAGCGTCACCGGCGTGTTGTTGATCGCGTCCGCCTTGGTCAGCGACTCGGCCAGGATGCCGACGCCGTCGCCGAGGGCGCCCGACCCGAAGTCGATCCCGCCGATGTTGATGAACATGCGGCTGCCGACATAGTTCGAGCGCGTCGCCCCCGACCGCGCGACATTCGACAGCGCGTACAGCGGGACCTTCGCGCCTTGCAGCACGGGATACCCGGCGCGCGTGGCGCCCGACCGTGCGATCCCGCTCAGCGCCTTGGTAAGGATCATGTGCCGTACGGCAGGCGCACGCCCTGCGCGCGCATGAGGGTGACTTGCGCGTCGGCGACGGCGCGGGCGATGGCGTCCGCGGTGCCGAGCGGTTGCGTGATGTAGATGTTCTGCGTGACGTGGCTGCCGCCGGCGGCGGCGCCGGGCGTGACGAACCCGCTGGCGCCCGGGGTGAAGAGCTCGGGCGCCTTGCCGCCGCCAATCAGGTACGACTGGCCGGCGACGACGGGCCCGCCACTGTCGCGCGTCTGCACATATTGCATCCCGCCGAACATGCCGACGGGACTGATCACGCTGCCAGGGTTGGCCGCCTGTTTCGCGGTGAAGGCGTCGATGCGCCCTTCCGCCGTCTCCCAGGTCGCGGTCGCTGCGGCCGCCGCCGCCGCGACCGCCGCGGCGTCCGCGGTGGCGCTGCTGCGGAACGCACTCGAGGCGGCGCTCGACCGGCTGAACCCTTGTTCGTAGGAGGACGCGATCGTGTCAGATGCGGCCGACGACGCCGCGGCCGTCGCCATCGCGCCCTGCTGCATCGCGTCCTGCGCCTGGGCGTCCTTGAGGGCGGTCACGAGAAACGCCTCGTCCGCCTGCTGCTGTTTCAGCTTCGCCACGATCTGGTCATTGATCGCTTGTGTCATCTGCTTCGTAATCTCGAGGCGGCGCGCGGCGGCGTCCTTCTCGAAATCGGCGGTGCTGTTGAGCGCGGCGCTGTAGTCCTCGAGCGCGATCTGCACGGCTTTCACTTGTTGGGCGGTCAACCCGTACGCCTTGGCGAGATCGCCTTGCGACACGCCGGCCGATAGGTAGTACTTGATCGCTTCCACGACGGCCCCATCGACGGTGTCGAGCGTGGTCTGCCAGCCGACTAGGGCGCCGGTGACCGCCGCCGTCGCTTCTTCCCAGGCCTTGAGGGCGGCCGCATCCGCGGCGATGACCTCTTTTTGGGCTGCGAACGCATCCGTCACCGTCGGCACCGCGATCGCCAGATCCTTGGCACTATTGCGCATCGCGTCGAGCCCGCGCGCCGCCGGACCGGCCACCGTCGGCAGCTCGGTCGCCTTCAGGCCCAACGCCTCGGCCGCCGCGGTGGCTTCACGGAAGGCCGCTCCCGCGAGGTTCGCCGGGCTGATCAGCGTCTTGATCGCGTCGGGCAGCGCGTTGTACTCCTCGCGCAGCTTTTCAATCCACCCCACCACGGTCGACAGCATCGGGATCAACTCGGCGCCGAGCGCGACCCCGAGCGCTTTGACGTGGACCTCGAGCGCGGCGACCTGGAACCCGAACGCCTCGGCGTCCTTGGCCTGCTGCTCGGTAAAGGGCGTGATATCGGCCGTGAGACGCAGCCCGTCATCGAGATCGTTGAGCGCGTGCGCGACGTCCCGATAGCCTTTGCCGAGGACCTCAGTGCCCGCCGCGGCCCGCGCCGACGGATCGGCAATGCTTTGTAGCCCCGCCGTCACGAGCTCGAGGTAATGATCCGGGCCGGCGGCCTTGAGGTCCTCGGTCGAGAGGCCCATCGCCTCCATGCCTTTTTGGAACGTGGTACTGTTCTCGCCCATCCGCTGTTCGAGCTTGAACACCACGTCGGTCAGCTGGCCCAGGTCGGCGCCGATGACCTGCGAGGCATTCGACAGGCGCGAGAGCGCCGGCACGCTCATCCCGGTCTTGTCGGCCAGGTCGTCGAATTTCGCAATCACCTCGGCCGAGTGCGCCCCGAGCTCGAAGAGCGCCGCGCCGAGCGCGACGACGCCGCCGGTCAGCGCCACGGACGCCACGCCGACCGCGCCCAGCGACTCGGCGTACTGCGTCGCGACCGTCGTCGCGGTGCCCATCGGGTCGCTGAGCGTGCTCTTGATGTTGACGCCCTCGCCGATCTTCGAGAGCTTCGCCGCGGCGGTATCGGCGCCCGTCTCCATCGTCTTGACGGCGGTGGTCGCCTTCGCCGCCTCGTTGGTGAAGGCGGAAAAGTCGGCGAGCAGCGTCCCGGTGAGCGCCATCAGTCGCCCTCGGGCGGATGCTTCAGATGTTCGACCAGCACGTCATAGACGGCGCGCGGCAGCGCGTCGACCCACTCGTAGCGCCAGCCGCCCATCGCGCGGCAAATGTTCATGGTGGAGAGGACTCGGGTGCGGAACTGGGCGTCTTTTTTTTTGCGTCGAGCGCGGCCTGTTCCGCGGCCTCGTGTTTGTCGAGCGCGGCGGTGATCTCGCGCAGCGTGCCCTTGTCGAGCGCGCCAATCGTCGACCGGCGGTCGGCCTCGGGCATGTCGAGGTCGTACGGCAGCGGCTGCCCGTTGAGGCCGACCAGCGACCAGCCGACCAGATACGCGATCGCCTTCGCGAACGGCTTGCGCTCCATCAGGGCGCTCAACAGCTCGACGTACTGCCCGGCGTTGAGTTCCTTTTGCACGTCGAGGTAATCGCCCTCGGAGAGCGAGAGCCGCACGACCTCGGGCGCAACCACACGACAGCGACCCATTCATTTCACCAGCGATTGCGGCGGCCCGAGCGTCGCGGTCAGCGACGCCTCGCATCGCGCGAGGGTTGTGATCGGCCACCGCCATTCGCCCTTGGCATGTTTCGCGGTGAACACGAGCGGCGTCTGCGCCATCTTGAACGCATCGGCGAGCACGACCGTCGCGACCAGCCGCCACTGGGTGCGCGCCTTGTTCAGCGGCGTCACCGAGTAGCCGTTGATGGCGGCGGCGGTGTAGTGCCCCCATTTGATCGACCCGACCACGCCCGACAGCACGCCCGGCCTCCGGCGTTACGCCGCACTCGGCAGGACCCACGGGCCGTTCGCGACGAACGAGCCGCCGATCGTGATCGCGCCATTGGCGTCGACGCTGATCTTGCCGTCCATCAGGCCCTTGCCCGAGAACATCACCGTCGGCGTCGACAGGTCGGGGATCATCTCGAGCCACGGCGCCACGCTGCCGCTGATGACATCGAAGATCACCAGCCCGTCGGCCGGGTCGTAGCAGCCGGCATACGTGCCCTTGATGTCGGGCAGCCCGGCCACGTAGACCTGATTCGTGTCCTGAAAACAGGTGACCTTGACCTTGTCGGTCGCCATGTCCAGATCCCACTTGTTGAGCGAGGCGACGAGGACGGCAGTCGCCCCGCCGACGCCCGTGGGGTCCATCTTGATGGCGCCGTTTTTACCGTGCAGTCGATCGGGTGCGGCCATACGTGCCTCGTCGGGGTTACAGGGTTGACGTCGTCGAGCTCGCCGCGACCATCACGTGCAGATGGCCGCCGCAGCGGTTCCAGCGAATGGACGGATCGATGTCGTCGACTTCGACCGTCTCGAGTTCTTCCTCGAATTGCGAGAGCATCGCGCCATAGCCGGGGATCACCAGGTCGGCGTCGACCAGCAGCGTCGTGATCCGCGCGAAGGCCTGCTCGACGTCGGCGCCGCTGGTCATCAGGGCGCGGGCCTCGACCAGATACACCGCGTCCTTGTAGGCCGGCCCGCCGAACATCGGCACCTCGGCCGACGACACCAGCTGCAGGATCACGAACCGCGTCGAGCCGGAGGGCGCCTCGGCGAACCACGCGCCGTCCGGCATCAGCACGCGCAGCGCCGTGTCCTGCTGCAGGATCTGCAGCACCGCGATCGTGACGGTGGCGACGTTAAGCACCGCCGGTCACCGTCAGGCCCATGTCGGCGAGCACGCGCGGGATCGGGCCGGCGTAGAGGCCGCGGCGCCAGCGGATCATCGTCGCGGAGAAGATTGGATTGGCCGGCATCGAGCCGCGGTTCGCGCCGATCGCGGTGTGCCGCGCTTGGCTCCCGCGCTCGAACACCGCCGCGTGCGGCGACGTATTGACGACGACGCCTTCGGTGCGCGTGGCGTCGGTGTGTAGCACGACCGCCAGGTGGTTCTTGAGGTCGCCGGTCCGCGTCGGATACCCCGCGTAGATCGCGCTCTTGGCCGCCTGCGCGGCGGTCTCAACCGCCGGCGCGGCGGCCTGCGTGAGGTCCGGCGCCAGCGTGGCGAACTGCGCGAGGAGCTCCTGCAGCCCCGTCCACTGGAACCACACCGCCGCGCCGCCCGGCCCGCTCACTCGACCACCTCCGCGCAGACGAGGTTGAGCTGCACATGCCGCTCTTCGTAGTCGAAGATCCCGAGCACCGAGAGGCTGCGTCCGTCGTAGAGAAACCGCGATTTCGTCGTCAGGCCCTGGCGGTACGGCACCGTGACGATGTGCGTCGCCATCGACAGCACCGTGCCGGCCGTGATCTGCTCGAGCGAGGCCTGCGACGCCGGCGTGATGCGCGCAAATTCGGCCGGCGGCAGATCGATCCACGACTCGACCCACCCGGTCCCGTCGGGCACGGGCGGGCCGGGCTTCTGGAACAGACCCTGGTGCAGCCGTTGGCCACTCGCGATATAGGGCGTGGCGGCGGGACTCATGCGATCCCCGGGTCGTGATACGCGCGCAGCAGTTCGCGGACCTGGACGCCGAGCTCTTCGCCGGTCGCGCGCGGCGGCCCGGCGGGTTCATCGCCGCGGAACCGATAGAGCTCGCCGGCCTGCACCAGAATCGCGGCGACGACCACCAGCGGCGCGGTCGCCGCATCGACCCAGGTGTCGGCGACCGACTTGGCGCGCGGCGTCGTGCTACACCAGCCGACGATCTGCGCCTCGGCCTGGTCGGCCATCGCCTGCACGTCGACGTCATCGGCGGTCGAGGTGATCCGCAGCCGCGCCTTGACCTGGTCGACGGTCACCAACGTGCTCACTTCCGCCTCGTGTCGTCGTAGACCTGCTGCCAGTCGCGGCCCTGCGGCCCGGCGGGGCCGGGCCCGCCGTCCTTGCCGTCCTTGCCGTCGCGGCCGCGTTTGACTTTCAGCGTCCACGCCTTCGA